ATAACAACACGGTGGGGAGTACATCAGGTAAAATAGGAACCGCAGCAGATTTAGAGAGAAGTAACAGTGAATACTTTGACATTACAGACGCATCACAAACAGGACTTGACCTACAGCTAAACGGAGGAGACCATTCCTTTATGATGTGGATTAAGCCAGAAACCTTACCTTCTGTAGCTGGTGATGCAATGGCCTTAATTTCAAAAGATAAAGTTAATGGAGGTGCTGACCGTTCATACTTATTTGAGTATCACGAATCAGCAAACAAACTTCGACACCTTTATTTTGATTCAAGCGGTTCACTTACAAGAAATGAATATGCAACAGCTCTTGCAGCGGGAACTAACTATCACGTAGTGTCTACAGTAGATGTTTCAGCGAAAGTATTTGTAGGTTATTTAAATGGAGTAACTAACTCAAGTACTAACTTAAATACATCAGCTACTTCTTTAAGTGACTCAGCAGTAAGTTTTGAACTGGGGAATAACACCGAGGTAACAGGAACTTCCTATTTCGATGGAATAATGGATGAAGTAAGAGTAAAAAACTCTATTATATCTTCTGGTGAAGCTGAAACTACGTACAACAACCAAAACGACGAAGCAGATTTCTGGGGTAGCTGGACCACGATATCAACTGGTCCAGCAAAATATCTAGGAATGTTCTCGTTAGTAGAAAAAGCATAAAAATAAAAAAATAATATCATGCACAAATTAAAATTCTCAGTCGTACTCATAGCTAAAAACGAAGCCAATACTCTCCCGAGATTAATGTCTTCATTGGCGAGCTTTCATGAAAATGGAGGTGAAGTAATTTTAGTCGATACCGGCTCAACTGATAGGACCGCTGAAATCGCTACCAAGCTAGGATGCAAAGTAACTGAGGTTGGGGATCGATTTAAAAGGACCATCACTAAAGATGAGTTCGATGGAATTAATAGCATGATAGATCTTAGTGAAGGCTATATCGTAAAGGAGGGAGATACCTTGTTTGACTACGCATCAGCTCGAAACTTTGCTGCCACACTGGCTTCAAACGATATGATTGCTACTCCAGATTGCGATGAAGTATTCACCAAGTTTGACCTAGAACAAATAAATAAAGAGATTGAAGCTGGAGCCGACCAGTTCGAATACAACTTCGTTTTCAGTCACGATGCTGAGGGTGGTGACTTAATCAAGTTCCGTCATTCAAAATTCTACAACCGGACCAAGATGCGGTGGGTTGGAATTATCCATGAGGTACTTGAGGAGAAAGCTCCAGTCAATCGAAAGTTTTTTGAAGAATCAGTCATTAAACTCGAGCACTGGCAGAACCCGACCACTGATCGAACTCATTACTTGAAAGGCTTAGCTCTTTCAGTTTTTGAGAATCCGGACAATGATCGAAACATGCACTACTTTGGCCGAGAGCTAATGTATAAGGACCGACCAAAATCAGCTATCAACGTTTTGACTAAGCACGTCGAAATGAATCGATGGCCGGTTGAGCGTTCACAATCAATGATTCATATCGGAGAATGTTGGCATCGGCTCGGGAATCATCAAAAAGCTATTCACTCTTTTGTGGATGCTTTTGATACGTGTCCAGCCCGGAGAGAGCCGCTAATGAAAATCGCTGAATGGTATCGAAGTGTCGGGTCAGTCGATCATGTTATCGCCTACGCAGCCGCAGCACTTCAGATCCCTGGTGATGATTTCTACGCGAACTATCAGCCGTACTACGAGTACGTTCCGCATGAGCTAATGTACTGGGCTTTATGGGAGAAAAAAGAATACAACGCTTCGAAGCGTCACTTTGATCAGTGCTTTGCTTACCTACCTTTCAAGTCTGAGTACCTGAGAGATTTCTCTAATTATTATGAGGTCCCCAAAATGACACTGATAATTGACGGAACAAGCACTGAAGCTCAAACAAATCAGACGATTGCTTCGATTGAAGGATTGAACTATCCGGCAGCTAAAAAGGAAATTAGTTTTGAAGGGGACCCGGTTGAAAATAGAACCGGCACTTGGACAATTATTCTTCCAGCCGGGACAATTCTTCATCCGGATTCAGTCATGTGTGCCTTCAAGCAAGCAATGGATAACAATAAAATGTTCATGGCTTTTGAAGACAATGAGACATACATGATTAATGAGAAGCTGATAAAAAAAATGAAAGAAGGGGAGATTTTTCCTCAAGTGAAAGCACTGGCTCAAATGATGACCTGTGCTCGAGCGAAAGTTAAAAAATCTTAAACAAATTATTTATTATGGATATATCAACATTACCAGGGTGGGTGGGAGAAGTCGGAGGATGGTTCGTAGGAGCTATCGCCGTCGGTTTTGCCGTGATCCAAGCATACTCATCAAAGTTTTCAGCGACTGAAAAAATAAAAGACCAAGCCTCAAAAGACTTGGTAAAAATTCTTCAAGTGACTGTTGACACTTTGAGAACTGAAATGAAAGAGCTTCAGTTACACCATCTTCAAAATGTTGAAGCTATTGCAAACCTTAAAGGGGAAAATGCTACTCTGGCAAAAATTCTTCAAGGTCGAGATGAAACTTATTTGAAGTTCCAGCAAGATGGTTTCGTGGCCTTTAGAAAAATTGAAGAAAATAACAACGGTATTAAGGAGCTGGTCCAGCTGTTAGACAAACACTTAACAAAGCGTAATTAAAAATTTATGAGTAACTATTCACTTCCAAATTTTAGAGTCGACAAAAAGGATTGGCTCGGAGGAAACAACTCTTATGACCACTTCCCGGAAGGAGGTGCTTTAGCTGCGACTGTTGGTATTAATTCATTTTCAAAACCAGGACTTCTTTCTCAAGCACCAGCACTCGGAGCTGCTGTAACAGGGAGCCTTCCTACTACCGGAATTATCTCCTGGGGAATCGGTTCCGGGGCATCTGATCCAGCCGTCATCAGTGTCTTTGGAAACGCTAGTAACGATGCTTCGTTCTACAGCGTCAACGAAGCAACCGGAGGGATGACAAAAGTGGGCGCTAATGATGCCGCTCGAAATTATTCACTCGGGGTAACAGATACAGTCTGGTATGACGGAAGTTTTTATACAACTTCAGATAGCGATATTTGTAAAAACTCAGCTGACCTAGCTACTCGAGATACAACTTTCTGGACCGGGACTAAGAGCCAGTCGGCTCTGACTGTCGGTATCCCCCACCCACTTTTGGTGTACGAATCAATCATGTATATCGCTGATGGCCGGTATCTGCATAAGCTAGATGGTACGACCGTATCAACTCAGGTATGGGATGCTCCACCGGATCATATCATTACTGCTATGGCTGAATACAATGGCCTGATGTACATCGTGGCTGAACCATACAAAAACCTTGCCGGCTCAGTTCATGGACTATCACAAATGTTCTCATGGGATGGGCTTCTCGAATCTTGGTACGAACAGTACTTCTTGGATTACCGAGTCAACTCGATGTATGTGTATCGAAATGCCTTGTACCTCTGGACCAATGACTATGTTGGCCTTTGGACCGGTACTCAAGCTGAGCCGGTGTACCCGGTTTCGAACCAGGTATTCAAATGTCATATCACGGCAACCTCTGACTCAATGTTCTTTGTCGATGGAGGAACCTTGGTTCGATACGGAAAACCATTCATCCCCTCTCTCTCTCGAAAGTTCTACAACTACATGAGCTCAGCCGCCCTACCGTTTGCTGGAATCCTTTCTGCCTCCGGGGACAGTTTGATTCTCACTGAGACTCACGCTTCAGCTGCACCAAACTATTTCATCTCAAACATCAATGCCCCAGCCACAACAGGATCACGAACACTCACTTTCAACAGTCGGTACTTCTTCCGGCCAGTCCGGGCCAGGGGAGTGGTGATTAACTGTGAACCCCTTGATGCTGGTCAATCGATCAAGGTTGGATATGTTGACAGTAATGGGGATACAAAGTTTGCTGCTGCGGCCGCTTCCTTCGACGGAGATGTGGCAACTATGGTGGGTCGAACAACTCAGGGTTTTGATGTGCTAAGTACTCCACCAACAAGATCGATGGATCCGGTAATTATTATTGAAGGGAACCCTCACATTCGTAGCGTCGACTTCTTGTACGAAGGTTCCGAATCTAAGCCGGAAGGCAATAGTTAAAATATATGGAAGACAACAAGAAACAAAATGACTTGATGGAGCCTTCAACCGATACGATACCGTATGGGGATCTTGTTGACCTTGTAAATGACTTCCGGGACCAACTGCAATCACTCGACTACCGGGTTACGAATAAAAACTTCGGATCAAAGCTCTACCAAACAAAAGAAACTATCAATTCAAAAGCTCGTTTTGTAGCCGGGGCTGATGAAGATGTTGCTATCTTGGATGCTCAGAATCCAACCTGGAGACTCTGGGTTGGGGCCAAAGCGCCTCTTAATGCTCCTTTCCGGGTAGACAAGAATGGAAATATGACGGCTTCGTCAGTAACCTTGAGCGGGTACCTACAGGTTGGAGATGCTCTGGCTGATGTAGGGGTTGGAAATATTACCTCAACATACCTCGGTCCCAACTCAGTAACTACAGCAAAGATTAATGCTAATGCTGTGACTGCTACAAAAATTAGTGTATCAAGCCTCTCAGCCATCTCAGCAAACATCGGTACTATTACAGCCGGAACCATTACTGGTATCACTATTACCGGCGGTACGATCCAGACATCAAGCTCCGGACTCAGGACAGTCCTCGGAGGTGGAGATGACTCTATTAAGTTTATGAATGGTAGTACTGTTTATGGGTCAATTACTCCGTTCGTTTTTGCTGGAGGAAATGGAATGATTGGAGAAACTCTATCCGGAGACGCTTATTGGTACATCCAGGAAGGAACCACCGACGAGGCTGGTATGAAGATAGGAAATGGTGATGGTATTTCAATCAGGAATAATGACATCGATATCTCTGGGGATGTGGCAATCAACGACGACCTAGATGTCACTGGAACCTTAACCGTCGGCTCGTTCAGTCCAGGAGCTCTATCGATGGGAGGAAGTATCGACATGAACGGTTACGATATCACTGACTGTGATGACATCACCTGCGATGACATCACCTGCGATGATATTTTCTGCGACGACATCGATGCCGGCATCGTAGATCTCAACGGTGGTGGTTACATCGATAATGCTCGAGCTATTTATTTAGAAACCGGTCGAACAAATCGTGCCAGTATTTCAGGAGAAATTCGGTACTACGATGGTGGCTCAAAATTCTTTGAGGTATACGTCAACGGTTTCCGGGGGTCAATCGATTTAACTGCATCATAATATGGAAAAGAAAATAAAAACAATTAAAACGAAGTTTAAGCCAGCTCCTACTTCTTTGGATATAGAGGCAGGAAAAGTTGCAGACAAAACACTATCTCTCGAAGAGAGGAAGGCAGCTCATCTGAAAGTGATGACAAGTCTACTGAATCCAGTTCCGGAAAAAGATTTTAATCCAGAAACTTTCGATCCATTAAATGATGACCCGGACATTGAGGTAAAAAAACGACCCCGGAAAATCCCTTCATCCAGACTCCCCACAATGGGGATGAAACCCAAGGAATTATTAGAGGGGCAAATGGTTGGGATGTACGAATCAAAGCAAGACCTATACCTGACTATGGCATACTTTATAAACGATCTATTGGACCGCATCGAAGCGTTAGAAAATAAAAAATAATCATCACTTTATGGACACATCAAAATTAGAGGAAAAAGAAATTGAAATCGGCAACCAATTTGAAAAAATTCAAGCCGAGATCAGAAACATTGAGCTCCAGGAAAATGCCCTGGGCCAAAGAAAGAAGGAGATGAACGTTGAGCTGTTTCGTCTCCAGGGTGAACACCGGCTCATCAAGGATTTATTAGAACCGCCAGCAGCAGAAGAAGAAGGATTCAAGGAAGCTGTCGAGGCAGATAAAGTATAAATATCATGGCAAACGGATCAATAGTCGACTACCTAAAAGAAAGCGGGCAGGATAGTTCCCTATCTTCACGTGCAAAGCTGGCCACCCAGTATGGTTTTGCTGGTTCTGAACAAGAATATCTAAATTTAGCCGGCCAAGGAAAAAATGCTGACATCAACACCAAGCTGCTAGGGGCTTTGCAATCAAAAACTCCTGCTCCAAATGCACCAGCTGGAGGATCGAGTGAGGCAGTCAATGCGGCTCAGTACAATAACTCAACCATTACCTCTTCTCAGATTGAGCAAGGGTCAAATCTTCCGGAACCAACGACCTACGCGAACACTGAAGCTACTACTCCATTTTCCGATCGAGTATCGAGCGTTGCGAAATCAACACTTACATCCAGTCAGCTGGAAATCGATAAGCTCCGGAAAGAACTTCAGGATATGACGACGGCTGACAAAGCTGCTGCTCAAAAGAGACAGGATGCTGCTCGAGATGGTATCCAAGAACAAGTAGGAAGTACCGATGCTCAAGATGCCCTGGAAGCTAACAATAAAAAATTCAAGGTCGAGCAAAATATTAAATTGTATTCTGACATCCAGACAAAACTGGTAGATGCTCAGCAAGCACTTGAGGTCGGACTCATTTATGAAAAAGATCGACCAGCTCGAATGAAGTTCATCACCGGAGCAGAGTCGACGCTGATGAAACAGGGGCTCGCTACCATCGGAGCTCTTCAAGGTACTGCCGCGGTTATCAAAGGAAACCTGGATCTTGCCCGGGCGTTTGGCGATTCTACTATTGCTGCCATCAAGCAGGATAACGAACAGAGTTTCAAAGCTCTCACTACATTGTTGGATCTTGCGACCAATGACCTCATCAACCTGGATGCTCGAGAAAAAGAAATCATCGACCAACGGCTCAGTGCTATCGAAACTGAAAACTCTCGAGTGCAACAAAATAAAGATGACGTGGTGGATCTGATGACACAGTACCCTCGAGCCTTCTTAGCTGGTGGAGTTACTCTACTTGATTCAAAGGAAGAGGCGCTCAAAAAGATGTTGCCACAAATGGCAGCAGATGAGACAGCTTTGTTTAATGCTAGTACCGCCACCAGTAGTAGTACCAAATCGGACAAAGATGGTCCTGCTGCTGACAAGCAACAAATGCTTCAGCTCAAGGCAAACGGACTAACCTACGAAGAAGCGATCGATGCATTCAGTGACACACTATCAGTTTCTTGGATTCAGGCAGTGTATGGTAAGGGTGGAAGTGACACTTCAAATCAAGACAAGGTAACAGAAAATTATTACGGACAATTCCTTAATCCGGATGGGTCGATGAAAGAAGGTTACAGCGTATCGGTTGACCCCTCAAAAGGAGATCCTTCTGTAACAAAAACCAAAGCTGAAGGAGATTCTAAATGGTGGAATCCTCTCAGCTGGTTCTAAAATAAATTATTATGGCAAACCCTCTTAGAGAAGCACTAGCGACAAAATACAGTGGCTCAAGTCCAGGAGTCACTGAAAGTCCTGGCGGGTCATCAAACTCGCTCCGGGAATCGCTGACAAAAAAGTATGGACCAAAAGCAGAACTCAACCCGGTTACAATCGCTGGCTCTGGGAGGAATGTATATAATTCCGGACCAAGCGTTACTCCGGCTGACAACCGAACCAATCGTGAGAAATATACTACCAAGTATGCTGAGCCGGTAGCTAACTCTCGAGTTGGAAAAGAACGTGCAACGGTAGCTGAGGCTATAAAGAAAAAAAATATTGAAGAAAACGGAAGCATTGCCTCTCCGGAATATTTTGCTACCTCAGTCGATGTACGATCACCGTCAGGAAAATTCTTGAAGACTTTTGAAGCAGAAGGACCAGGTGAGGCAAAACGCCTGGCTACTGAGTATGCGATTGAGAACGACGGCTACATCCAAGTCACCCCCCCTGGTGGTGTTTTCGGAAAAGTCTACACTCGAGTCAAAGAAGCGTTCCAGGGAGCTCTTGATAATTACCAGGAAAAAGCTGGTGGATTTTTAACTGACCTTGGTGGACAGATGCCAAATCCTGATGGTGGTCCAAATCGAGTAGATGATCCGAACGCTGGACCACTGCGTCGAACCACTTCAGGTATTGAGCTCGGAGTCGCGGGAGTAGAAGTTCTTCTCTCGCCACTCTCAGCTGCCTTTATGGGAGCTGAAGAGCTCCCTATTGCTGGTAAGCCAGTACAAGGAATAAACTATATTTTTGGAAAACTAGGGGAAGGAGGTGGATGGGCAGCTGACAAAGCGGTTGACGCTCTTCCAGTTACTGATGCAACCAAGGATGAAATTAGACCGGCGGCCGAGGAACTAACTTCCCTCCTTGCTCAGCTGGCTGGTGGTAAAGCTACTGTGGTAGGATATAAAAAGTCAGCCGCGCTTCGTGAAAAAATAAAAGTCTCAATGACAAAGGATATTATTGAAACTAATCAACTCCCGAGGAATGTATATATCTCTCCGGAGGCCGTTCGATCGATTTTCATCGACAGTAGCAAGCTCACTGAGGCTGAGGCATCAATGATTAAAGATCTCGGACTCGATGGAAAAGGGTACCGCCAGGCAATCAAAGATGGTATCTCAATCGAAATTCCAGCCGAGAGAATCATCACCATCGTGGACAAGCCCTGGTTCGCTCAAGTAAAATCGATTTTCAACATCGAACCCACATCTGAGAGAGTTGTGAACACTCAGGGTAAAACGGTCCAGAGAACCCCTCAAAAAGAGGTACTGCGACTAGACGAAGGAAAGTCACCAAACTCTACTCCTGTGCCAATTCAGCCGGTTAAAAACGCCCCTGAAACTCTTATCACAGAGTCAATTACCCCGAATTTACTTGAAAGAGTTAATTCTTTGACTCCTGAAGAGTCTTCAGCGTTCGGTAAGAGAGTGTTTGAATCTATCAATGAAACCCTGGGCCTCAAGGTCGAGGGTGAAAAAGCTAATCTCCCTGACAACATTAAGGTTGTTGAGTCACCATCCGGAGACGGTCGGCCGGCTCAAATTAAAAACGGTCAGATTGAAATCTTTTTACCAGATCTTTTGAGTGATATTCAAAGCATGGCGAATGGAGGAACTATCAAAGCTCACGAAGGTGAGTACTCAACTGTATACAAAAAACTTGAAGATGAATCGATGGAAGAGTTGGCTACTCGATATGTCCGGGACATCGTGATGCACGAAGCCTCTCACCAAAAGACCATGACCATGGCCGACCAGACCACCATCCGGAATCTCTCCAGTAAAATAAACGAAGCGAAACTGGCTCAAGACAGCAAGGCTGTGACGACGGCCCGGCAGGATCTTGAAAAGTTCATGGCATCGATGGAAGACAAAGCTAATGCTTACATGAAGGAAAACAAAGTTGCCCTTGAGCAAGAGTTTTTCGGCGGCGCGAAAAGAGAAAGCCAAACATCTTTGCAACGTAAAATAAATAAAAAAGTATCAAACTCAGATAGCGGCAAAAGTTTAAAAAGATCTGAGAAACAAGTTCTTAAAAATAAATTAAAAGTTGAAGCAAGAGGATCTCGATTCGGTAAAAAAGCGGGGACCAAAGAAGAAAGATCTCGATCTAAAAAAGAGGCAAAAAATAAAAAGGATATTTTAGAAGAATCAAACAAGAGGTCTACTGAACTTAAAACTCTCAAGCAGAGAATTCTCGATAGAGATCGTTCAAATAAAAAAGTTGATGAGCAGCGTAGCATGAGAGAGACAGCTGTTGAAAAAATCAATAAGAAAAGTGCGACTATTGCTGAGCGTAAAAAGGCAGCTATCGACTACGCTCAAATCCTACCGTTCCGGGAGCGTGGAAAATTTTTGAAAGCTATCAACAACCTTTCTTCACAAAAGCAGTTCCTTGATGTACTCGAAAGGATTTCAAAAGCTTCCCGAGCATCGGAACGAAAGGTGTTGATTCAGAAAATTCAAAAAGAACTCAAGGGCGCGATTGTTAAAAAGAAGAGCGGTTTACCTGATGTAAAATTCGAGATCGAAGCTCAAAGAACTTTGAACGAAATGATTCGGTTGCAAAAAACAATGAGCTATCAGGAGGCTCAGATGGCAATCGTAAATAAAATATCTTCTTGGCAAACCGAAAACCCGGATGGAGCAATACCGGTTGATTTGTTGAGAGATATCGAAGTGTTGAAGACGGTCGGGATAAAGGACCAGACAGTAAGCGAACTGTCCTACACTCTTTCGGCGATTGAAAGCCTTAAAGAAACTGGCCGAACCAAAAAAGAGATTGAAATATTCAATCGGGAAACTGATATTCAGCAGATGAAAGATAAAATTTCTGATGTCATTACAGGAGGACTACCTCTACCAAGCGATAAGTTGTCGGTGAAAAATAGGCAAAAAGAAAACACCACAACAAAAAACATTAAAGAATTTCTCACTACTCAGCAGTATGGGTTTGAAGAAATTCTCGATGTATTTTCATTGCGAGACAAAAATTCCTTACCGTACGAGTCATTCTTATCCCGAAACATTGGAGACAAAGTCAATGATTCTTTCAACAATCAAAATCGTGGCGAAATGAAGGTGATCGAAGGTGTGAGTAATTCTTTAAAAGAAATATACGGACTGGACAAAAACACTGAAGTGATGCTGACTCTTGGAAATCTGAAAGAAGTTTCTAACCTTGGAGACTTCCGTCATGCTGATGGGGTGGTCCGAACACTTGAGCTTAGTCGAGGTGAAGCAATACAGTACCACATGTGGATGCAAGATGAAACATTACTTGAGACATTTACTGACACACTAAACTGGACTCCAGAGATTATGAAGGCAGTGAGCGACAGCCTGACAGCCAACGATAAAAAAATGGCTGACTTCCTGATCGATGAGTTCTACCCAAAATATTATGAATCGATCAATGAAGTTTACTCCAAAGAGTATGGCGTGGATCTACCATTCAACTCTAACTATTCTCCCGTACATCGTGCTGTTGATGCTGTTATTCCCGAGAATGTGTTACTAGCTCAAGAATCAGCCAAGTACGCGACTGCTCGTAATGGGTCACTTAAAGAAAGACAGAATAGTCGTATTGATCTAGTGGCGACAGATGCTTTTGAAAACGTGATGCGGCACGTGGCAAAGATGGAGCACTACAAAGCCTGGAGCAATACAATGTTTGAGCTTCGTCGAGTATTCGGAGATAAACAGATCCGACAAGCCATCACCGATATCCACGGCCCCGGCTACATGAAAGTAATGGACAACTTCTTAAATGACTTCGCTCGAGACGGAGTTGCCCGGGAAAAAATCATCAAGGCTGTCGATACACTTCGAATGAATACAACTAAGGCACTGCTCGGACTCAACTTGAAAGTTGGTATCAAGCAGCTGACTGGTGTACTCAACTACGGAATCGAACTGCCGGCAAAAGATCTCTTTGGAGGGATTGGAGACTTCTGGCTAGATCCTATTGGCAAGTCACGGTTCTTGTATGAAAAATCAGCCACTCTCCAGGAACGATTTGGAGAAGGGTATGAGCGTGACGTTAAATTTGCTATCCAAAAAGGGTATGACAAAAAGCTCGCTAAGGCCAACAACTTGAGTGAGGTGTTGTTTATCCCGATTCGAAACGCAGACAAATTTACTGTGTACCAAGGAGCCTGGGCTGTATACAAGAGCGAGCACACTCGAGCAAAAACTGCCGGTAAAAGTGATGCGGAAGCTGAGCGCTTAGGTATTAGAGCAGCTGAAAACATCACCAACCGTATTCAAGAATCAAGTCGACTCGATACTCTTTCAGCTATTCAGCGAGGTGGTTCATTAGCAAAGCTCTTCACGATGCTCGCTGGTCAACCAAACAAGTACCTACGAGTGATGAACAATGCCGGTCGAAACTATAAAGCCGGTCGACAGTCAGGTTCAGTAGCAGCACGCCGAGTGCTGTGGACATGGATTGTAGTTCCTCTTGTATACAACATTGTAGCTGACCAGCTTATCGATGAAGAATATCGAGACTCTCCAGGAGGATTAGTCACCCGGACATTACTTGGACCGTTGTCATACCCACTCATTATTGGGCAGCTATGGCAGCAGATCTACGGATGGACCCAGGGTGAGCAGTTCACTTACCAGGCTTCACCGGTTGAGTCATTCTCAAATGATATTAAAAAAGGTATCGAGAATTTCTTAGCTGACGACATGGTTGATGCTGTTACCTATGCAATAGATACGATGGGTAAGTTTGTAGGATTACCAACAACAATTATTACTCGACCAGTTCGAAATGCGAATAAAGAAAAAGATTCGGATGTTGAAACGGTTTCATTCTAAAAAAAAATATGTTTGGAAAATTAAAGGAAGTGTCAAAAACAATTATCATTAATGCTGGGCACTGGGATGATCCTCATACTCCCCGGGTAGATGATCCTGGAGCTTCTCACAATCATGTGCTTGAAGCCGTCGAGTGTATGAAGATTCGAGATGAGCTAGTTCCATTACTCGAACATCGTGGCTACGTGGTACACGCGGTACCGGATGAACTAAATCTTCGGAAGTCAATCGACTGGGCGAACGAAAAAGCTGTTAGCTTAAATGCTGGTTTAGCAATCGACATCCACCTCAACTCGCTTTCAGATCCATCCGCTCGAGGTACTGAGGCGTTCTTTGGAACCTCAAAAATCTCTGAAGATATTGCTACTGTATTGGCATCTAGTGTTTCTGAAAAACTAAAACTACCGAACCGTGGGGCTAAGCCTGATACACAAACAGCAGTCGGATCACTTGGATGGATTAGGCAGACTAAAATGTGGGCATCATTGATTGAAGTTTGTTTTGTTTCAAACGCTGAAGATATGGCAGCACTCCAAGGCGATGGTGGATACCGAAAAGCAGCTGTTGGAATTGGTGATGCTGTTGACTATCTCTTTGGGATGCAACAGTCGGCTGAAAATCCTCTTGAGGCATACACCACTATGCAGCTGATAACTGAGCTTCAGCTGAGGATCAAGAATGGTACTCTATAGAAAGCCAACTTTAGAAAAATAATACATATAAATTTATGATAACTTTAGGAGCAATTACTCTCATTATCAACGTAGCAACATCACTACTCAAGCAGTTTGTATATCCTCGCTTCGGTAAGCTGGGAGTCCAGATATTCGCGTTCGCCTGTGCTCTTATTGCAGCACTGTACGTCACCTACAAGGAACAGTTCCCTGGACTTGAAGAGTTCATCATAACTGTCCTGGCCATCTTCAGTATGGCGGTAGCGTTCTACGAAGTAGTGCTACAAAATATCTCCTGGTTTAAAGTAAATACTCCGGAGATCGAAGAGGCTCGAGCCATCGAAAAGAAACTCTCACTGATGTAATAAAAATGCCCCGGCTGATCCGGGGCTTTTTTTTATTTGTCTAGTGAAAAATCACTAGGGAATATTGTTGCTGTTCTCCAATGAAGATTATTGTAGCCTCTCTTAATTGGTTTTTCTGTAAAAATATAGAGACAGCCTTCTGGACAATGCTCGAGGATGGTTGCTCGAATATCTTTAGCTTTAGAATCATCTGAGGCTGGTTTGTGCCAGGTTCCAGTATCTCCAAACTTTAATTTCTTTTCCATACTATTTGCATGGCAGATACACATCAATCCCCTTCGAAGTCATTATCAGTGTGTAACTATATTCCCCTGGTCCGGATTCAGAAATTCCTTGCCCTGGCTGGATTGTTTTCCAGTAGCAAAGGTTGTCGCTCTGTACCGAAGGAATCGGCTCGTTAGCAACCTTCTGTACATCAAACACAATCAATGTCAGTGCTAGAGCAAACATTGCTACAAGAACCGATAGACCTATCTGCAATAAGATTTTTGTTTTTTCGTTCATTTTTATTTTGATTATAGAACTCACGGCATTTATCGCACGTAGCTCCGTTGTCGATCTGTTTTTTCTTTTGACAGATGTAGCAGCTAATAATTCTTTTATTTACCATAACTTCGCTCCCAAAGTTCAGCAGCTTTGCTGAAACCCATTTCATCCGGAGTCATTTTACAACCTTCATCGGTAGTAGTGGCATGTGCCATCAGTCTTATGTAGCAAAAATAAACAAGTCGAGAAGGAATGAGGTATGCCAACTTTTGATATATTTTATCTTTCATAATTATTATTTTAAGCACCCCATTTCATCGCCGGGGATATAGCGACCGCACACTTTGCAGATCTCTGGTGTTGATTCTAACGGCGTGTGTGGTAAGCCGGTTCCTTCATCTGAAGACTTGTGAGTACGCCTACCATACTCAGCGATGCAAGCTGCATCGGTGAGGCCGTCGTTAGCTACTCGAGCCCGGGCGCTGCGTCTGAAATCAGCACCAGGAAAGAGACGCTTTGCGACGATCTCGGATCTCGCTTTTGTATCGTACTTTGGACTGGTCCCGGAGAAGAGATTCGTTTGCCATTTCTTTGCGTGAACTACTTGATGAGGTATCTCGAGGCCAGCCAGGAGGCCGAGCCATATTCCAAAACCTTTGCCGGTTTGCAGGGTACTTGTCAGCCCCTGCCCTGGCATCGAGATCTGATTTTCAATCGTGGCGAATACTGCGCTGGCTGGAAACTCTTTCAGAATTAATTTCATGTCCTGGACATCGTAGTCTTTACCACCGATGAGCGGAGTTTTATGAAGGTCAAGCATCGTAGCTGGTCCTTCGTTCCGAATGTATGCAAGACCGCCATCGAGGCCCGGATCAATTCCAAGGTAGATCATTGTGGCTTTCTTTTATTTTCAATGAACGGCCTCTCATACTGAGTATGACCGCAGCCACATGAGTAAACTTCAACGTCACAATTTCTAAGTATCGACATTTGAGTACCAATAAACCCGGCTGGAGTTTTACAGTGCGGGCAAATTCTTTGAGGTCCACCGGGTCCTCCGATTGGTAGGGCAAATATTACTCGCATAATTTTATTCATCATCCTTTGATTTCACATTAATGAAATTATCCAGGACATATTTACGCATGACTTTTTTGTAGGTTTCTATCGGAGTGATATGCCCACACTGGTTGCAGTGGATTCCTCGATCGTAACAAGTTGCGTCTTTGAAGAAGGTTGACCCGCACGTCATCACTGGGCAACAGTTACTCTCAAGATTTTTCAAATCCAAAGTCATACTATTTGAGCTGATAAATATTAGCCCCTCGAGCATGTTCGACCTCATGCTGGAATATCTGAGCCATGAAGCCGGACATCTCTTCTTCCTTGTGCTTCATTTTTTTACCGTCTTCGATTGGTACATCATACGAAACTTTGATCGTATCGTACCTCACAACCTTCTGGCTGGGCCGGAACGGAAAACTCATACATGATTCCCGGACCATCTTTTTTGTTGAACGATCTTTTTCTAAGATTTTTGGATTCACCACAACAACGATTGAATTTGGGTCGAGCCCCATCACTGAAGGATTGACTACAAAAAAGTTGTAAGGGTCGTTGCTGAACTGAGAGTGGTGGATGGCGTAGTGATTCTCAGAACCTTTTCCTTTTGGATCTTTGTAGTCACGCAGCAATTTATTCATCAGCCGGGCATCACGCGCAATCGTTTCAAATTCCAGCACCTTCCGTGAGGCTTTTTTAGGTGTTTTTATCATTGGGATTATTTGGGATTAGCGCGTCGCGGATATCTACAAGTATTGCAAAGAATTTTACGATAGCTTTGTTTCCGGATTCTGAAGTATCCTCCTTGACTAGATTTTCAAATTCAACTACTTCTGGTTTTTTGTAAGACATAAATTAAATAATTAATTTTTTATAAATTTCGTAGGTCAGCTCAACATCTCCCAAAGCTCGGTGAAGAGCAATCTGTGATCGATCGATCCCGAGCTCATCGCAAGCAATACCGACATTGTACTTCACTCCGTATGCCTTGGTGTTGAGAACGCGGTCGGCAAAATCTTTGAAGTCTTCAATCGGCTGCTGAGTAGTTCCTAGCTTCTTGGCTTTGTACATCGCGGCTGAATCTTGCCCGAAGTCACGCAGCTCTCGCTCGAGTGACAGGTGCATCACTTCCGGGAGGAAGGACCACATACGACGAATCTCTTTGACAAAGAATGGGATATCGAACCGGTAGCCATTGTGAGTTAGGTGATATTCCTCTTTGTTTAGGAACCGTAGAAATTCTCTGATAGCTAGCTCCGGATCAATACCTTCAGCATCGATCATCTCTTTGGTGATGTTTGTAATTTCAGTAATTTTTTCCGGAATCTCGATATGATGATTCAATAACCAACTTTTTCTTTCAACTATTTCACCGTCTTTTACGTGGACTGCTCCGATCTCAATGATGCGGGCCTCCGGGTTATCAACGAAGCCGGTGGTTTCGAGGTCCCATACAATTAAGTTTTTCATAATTAGTAGTCTAATACAGCATCAGCTGTGCTTACTTCATCTGATAATACTTGTGGAGCTGGTACTCCCTTGCTCTCAAATCTTGGGCCCGCAACCATTACCGGATCTCCCGGCTTCATTGAGAATGGACAGAATCTACATTCTGAACAGGTGTAGCACTTTTGGTGCCAGCCATGTTTCTCTTTTGCTGAGACGTATTTACCTGACTGTTGACCGGCCCACCATAAATGGACCCAGGCTTCAACGTCTCCTTTCAATTCATCCAGTGAGGCTTGAGTGTACTCAAACAGTTCACACTTCTTGAAGTCATTGTTTGCTTTGTCAGCTGCCAATATTCGGCAACGTACATTTTCAACCGGGATCAATAATGTGTCGCTCACTAGGTCCTGGTAGAACCCGAGCTGACCTCGGTAGTGTTTATTGTACGGCTCGATCTCAGCAATACTTTTGCACGTCTTCACATCGGTGATGATTGCCCACATATCTTGATGATGTACATCAGTTCGGATTCGAGCCTGTAGTTCCTCGAGCGTCATTTGCTCGGCTGCATACAAGGCATAGAGCCTGGTGAGTGATGGTGACAATTTTAAGTGGTCCAACTTACCTTTGCGCGGGATACCTCCTTTGTTTGTCCGGAAGATCTGCTGACTGGTAGCTTGGTTGAAAGTAATGTTTGAGAAGGATGGGTGAGCCTGTATAGCTAATGCCGTCTCTTCTGAATTTTTCCAGATAGCATTACTAACCTGAATCTTGTCTGAGAGCTCTTTAATAGCATTGAGTTTTTGCTGAACCAACACCACAGCTTCTTCCCGGCTGGCAATTCCTTTTTCAATCGTCTTATCCGGTGCCACTTTCCCTAGATCCTCAGCCAGCTTGTCGAGCTTTTTCTGAGTAGCCGGTGTGATTTTATCCTTGTTGAGTTCAATCAGGTTGTCGATTTTCTTTTGGATCTCTTCACGTTTGGTTTTCATTTTATCTTCCATCTGACCCTTCTTTTCAGAAATTTCTTTTCTGATTTCGTGGATCTCATTCTCATGCTTCAAAGCATCCTCCGGATTTACTTTCCGGTCGACACGCACAAAATTCGCAGGGATGAAATCCTCCGGCTCAGAAACCATTGCATCAACGAGTTTCCCATAGGTGAAGTAGTCGTGGTCCGGCTCTTCGTATGTTTTATCAACGAACAAATCTCTGTACAGAGTCTCGCACCGGCTGAATACCTTTAAGGCAGAAAAAGATATACAGCGAGTGTCTTTATAGTAATCCTCTTTGGATACTAATTCTTCAGTGGCAAGCGATTCTTTCATCATATTAGAGAGGTCGCGGTGCTGCCGGAGTTGTCGCTGCGTTCGGATCCATCGTAGCTGGAACAGTCGACGTTGGTGCTGCCTTTACTTTATTAATGATTGCACTGATCTGGTCAGCCACATCTTTTTGAGCTTGCTCAGCTAGGATTCCTGACACTTGGATTGGGTCATCGGCTGACTCACACACTGCTGTGTAGGTTGCTTCTGCTTTTACCCATGATTCAGTTTGGCTGCCGTAGCTCTTTAGGTTGATCGAACGTGAATACGATCGGGTTACTTTTTCGATTATCATAATGGTATTAATTTTATTTTTTTTCATACCATCTTGAGGTGGGCTAGGGCCCGGGGGTAAAATTGTCTAAAGGGTTCTTAACCGGGTCGAAACCCGAAGATCCGGTCCAACAATCTTCAGTGAACATTGGGTTGAAGCATTGTTTGCTTTAACTCTTCAACCTGCTCAGCTGTTGCAAACCCCACGCCCTAGTCCATCTCGTAAGATGGACAAAGGTGATTAATTTAGAATCCGTCTCCTACTGGAGCGGCTGGAGCTGGTTCAGCAGCTACTGGTGCAGCTACTGGAGCGGCTGGAGCTGGTTCAGCAGCTACTGGTGCAGCTACTGGAGCGGCTGGAGCTGGTTCAGCAGCTACTGGTGCAGCTACTGGAGCTGCAACTGGAGCTGCAACTGGAGCTGCTGCCGGTGCTACTGGAGCACCTGTCGCTGGAGCAACTGTTGCTCCTTGAGCTGGAGCTGCTTCAACTAAGTTTGCTGGCTTTACTGAATCCTTGTCGAACTCAACTTTAAAATTCATGTACGGTCGACCAGCTGGAGTCTTCGGCTGTGTCTCTCCGAGACAAGTTACCCGAACCTCACAGTTTTTAGGGATGTCATTGAATTTGCCATCAAGCAAACCACTTCCCCAAAATGCGTACTTCTCACCATTAGCAAGAAGGATCTCGTACACGGTTGAATCGTTTTTACCGACTCCTTCACGTTTTGCAACGTAGTACCCCTGTACAACAGTTCCAATAAAAACGGTTTTCTCAGCTTGGACAGCATCCTTTGGAGTTTCAGTCCATCGGAGCATTTTTCCAAACTCTTCTGTTGCTTCTGTCATTGACATAATATTTTTGAATTATTGATTTTGTATTTTAAGTAATTGTGTATTTCGTATCTCTTTTAAGTTTAAAAGATTTACCTACGCAGCTGGTGCTTCTTCTGCGGGAGCAGTTTCAGTAGCAGGTGCCTCTTCAGCTGGTACTTCAGCTTCAGGGGTAGTATCCGGAGTAACTTCAGGAGTTGCCTCAACTGGAGTTTCTTCTGGAGTAGTTTCATTTGGAGTTTCATTTTCGTTCATAGTCTAATGTAGTTAGTAGTTTGTATAAATTTTCGACCAATCAGCTCAATGTGGGCTGAGTCCTGGAAGTGGTGAGTGCGTACAACGTAGAGCTTACTTTTCGAACTGTAGCCTCAATTCGTAAGAAAATGTGATTTGTGCACTACCACTTCCAGGACCCAACCGGCATTACTGCAACGGTTTAAGGATCTTTATCGACCTGCGTCGATAGGGTTCCTTCTCCAGATATCCTAGCACGCAAAGATCCTCGATCACCCGGTAGGTGTGTCGAAGGGTCAGCTTGATACCTTTAGAGATTTCCTCCATCTCAGGGGCTATGATATTTTTCGAAGTATATTTTTCAACGAACCGGTAAGCCTTGATGTGAGCCGGCTGTAAATTTATTTTCTCCTTTGCTTTTTTCATATTTGTTATTGTAGACATAAGTCAGGTAAACGTCAAAATTTTAACTGGGGATAATTAGCTCTTCATTATTTTTAAGAACCTGTTCATCTTCCGGGAATCGAATATGTACTGGTCATAAACGAACCAGAGAGTGCCGTGAGTTTTTCCTTTTGCTGTTCTCATCAGCCGGCCCCGGATCTGGTGGATTAATAATTCATTGTTGTAAATCGGCGAAATCAACACGATGTCGTCTAGGTCAGAGATGGAAACTCCGGTCGAAATGCATCCAACGGTAGCGAATATGACCTTAGAGTCACCGTGCTTCATTCCCTGGTAGCTCTCTACGGCTCCTTTTGAGTCCTTACCAGTGATTACACCGGATTCGATACCGAACCGCTCCTGGAGCCGTTCCTGGAGCTCCAGGCAGGGCGCTACATACCTGGATAGAACGATTGTTTTACCCCCTTGGTCGTAGAGCCGTTTCACTTGGTCCAAAACCATATCGTTCCGAACTGGATCGTGAGCAATGGTCTGCTCCTGGAGGTGTCGAGCCTTCATGGTGGGATTCTTGTCTCCCTGGTCAGTCAGTGCCGTGACCACATGGTCCCAGTCGAACCGGGTATCGCTCTCAATTATTTTTGTGTGTACCGGGACCACTCGCCCCATCTTCTCGAGCGTTTCTTTGTCTATAGTGCAGATGACACCACCAAACGTCGCGTACATGAGGAATTGTTTTTCGTCTTTGCGTTTAAGAGTCCCACTAAAACCAAACCGTCTTTTGGTATTGATCTGATTGACAAGGTTGAATATCGTTGCAGCCGGTGCAAGGTGGCACTCATCAAGAATGAGTACCCCGAACTGTCCAGCATATTCACGTAGATTATTCGAGAGGGTCTTGTCAATAGCAATCGTAATATCTCCGATGCGTTTTTTTCCGGAGCCGATAATCCCGGGTTTAATTTTTTTTCCATTTTCATCACGTATATATTTATCAATGTCTTCTAAAAATTGTTCCATCAATACTTTTCGGTGGACCACTATCAGTGCCCGCTGGCCGAGCTCTACGATACCTTTGAGGATGGTCAATGACTTACCAGCTGAAGTCGTCGCGTGCACGATCCCCTGCCGGTATTGTTGCATCGATGCCACCGCACGTTCTTGGTGTTGGTCTAGCTCAAAATCTTCGTTGATATATTGCAGTTTGGTTGGGTGGTCCGGGTGATCGAACTCCGGCTGATATGGAGTGATGAAGTAAGGTTTAATTTTTTGAACCTCGCCTCGGGGAATCTCCAGGACTCGCTCTTTAATTTCGTAGGTTTTTATTTCCTTTGGCACACCGTATACCGAGATACCCATGTTCATTTTTTGAAAGTAGTCGGGATTCCGGTATGTCAATTCAGCCAGAACCGTATCGGCTATCTGTTCCTGGTCCAAGTTGATGTAAATTTTATCGCTTACTTTCATATTTAATCAATTTCGTGGAATGTGGATTCGTCACAAGCCGCACATCCTTCATCCAGTCCAGCTACTCCTTTGCAGATTTGGCACGTTCTTTCTTCTAACTCCTTATTACTAATTTCTTTTTTGTTTTTTATAAATCCAAGTGGATCTTTACGATACTCTATCAATTCAAGTTCCTCCGGAGTCGGAGGCTTTGGTGGCTCGATAGTTGGATTGAATAGTTCATCCATCTTTTTAACGAGGTCCCGGTAGTAACTGGCCCCGGAATCTCTATCGACCATATACTTTCCAGCTGTCGGCCAAACGTTCACCAGCAAATTGCTGTCTTGCTTTCTCACATGTAGGTGCCAGGGAGATTTGACCGTGACTTTATAGCCAGCACGTGAAAGGTTGTTGCGATCGTAATATGTTGGAGCAGGGAGTTTGGGTCCTCTGCTACTACTGTTTCCTACTTCTTTAAAACTCATACGAAAAGTATATCAGATGTCATTTATATGTCAATGTTATAAGCTGCCGGGGGATTCGAACCACCGGCTAGTACCATACAGCTTAACCAGCTGGTGTTGCCGGTGTTTCAGGAGCCTTTGGAGCTTCTGGAGTAGTTGGAGCTGTTGCTGTTGCAACGGCAGCTTCTGGAGTAGTAACTGGTACTACTTCTGGAGCTGGTCCATCTACGGTAGGTTCTGCTGAATCACTTGGAGATGGTGAAGCATCAGCGACTTCTTCGCCAACTTCTTCAGTGTCCAATTCAGCAAGCTGAGCATTAAGCTGAGCTCGACGTTCTTCAATCTTTGGTTCTGGCAAGTCCGGTTCAACCTCGAAAGGTTCTTCGATCTTGTCTTCCAACTTAGCAGCTGCTACTGACCTCTGGGCGATGAGGAAATCATCACCAACGAGCTTAGTGCGCTGACTTTGAAGATCCATAATGTAGTTGAAGGCTCCAACTACAATCTTGACGTGCACAGCCTCTTTGCCATTGAAATGGTTGTTGAGGAATTTGTGCAAGTCTCGGCCGAGCGCCTGGATCTGTACCTTGTCATCTTTGGTGACAGGCCAGTTGTCCTGTGGATTTTCTGGGGGTCTTTGGTTTTGTGGGGGCATGATAAATATGAATTAATTCGTGGTTAATGAAGGTCTTTACTTCTTCTTTTTTGCCACTTTGGTTGCAGCCTTCTTTTTAGCTGCCATTGTTTTTGCTCGCTTCGCGTTCGTCGCAGCCTTCTTATCTTCAGCAGCTTGCTTTTGAGCTTTAGCAACTCGAGCCAGCCCACCTTTGCGAGCCATCTCTGATCGTTGAGCTTTGGTCATTGCTGCAAAGCCAACTTTCTTAGGGGCAGCTTTTTTCTTAGTAGCCATATACTTCGTAGATTTTCTTATCTGTCTATTAAATTTGTTTCGACCTTGGTGGAGCTTAGCTGCCCCTGCCCCGGCTCGATCCAGGCTTGCCAGCTAGAATCGAGACGCGGGGAAGGGGAAGCCAATACTCCCTAGTACTCTTCCCGGGCCAATGCTTCCATTTCCGGGTCGTACTTCATTTCTTTAAACCGACTACCGGTTGCTTCCTGGAACCTGTCTACATCCGGCCGGTGCTCCAGCTGGCCATCTTTTACTTCTCCCAGCATACCTTCTTCGATATCTTCTCTAGTGAGAACTACTTCTTCGAACCGGCGTTCGGTATTGTCGAATCCATCATCGATAAGATCTTCATCTCGAGGTAGTTCCTCATCATCTTCCTCCGGCTCACTCACCGGGTCAGCTTCAACCGTTACTCCTTCGATGCTTTTGTCTTCGTTGATAGCTGCAAACTTTGATCGAGTCTCAGCTGGCACATCTTTTCTCATTACTAGCGGTCCAATGTGCCAGATCTGAGCAACTCCTACGCGCCAGGTGACAAACTCCCAATGGTTTTTGTAGTACCGTAAGTTCCTTACAATGATACTGAAAATGTACCGGGACTCAATCTTGGTAGTGTAATCCTTTTCTTCCCGGAACAGCCGGTAAAGGTCATAGAGATCTCCAAGCGACATGTTTTTATCTTCAGAAATTTTTCGCATCGACTTTTCTCCGAGGGGCATCCCCGGTGTTGGTTCAAAACTTTGAGGTAGAAAGAATTTTGTCGGCATAAACGTTACCGCTAGAAATTCCAACACAATCGATGCGTCGTAGATGTGTGAGCGTTTTGATTCTGGTATTCCAGCCAGTCGCTCTTTTACTTTTTCTTTATCTATTTTCATGGTCGTATGAATTTAATTTTTAAATGCTCTGGCTTAATCTGTACCTCATAATCGTCTCCTTCTAGCTGGACCACCACTCCGTACTCGTTGTGCCGGGTAACTATTCCGGCCCTTGGTTTGATTGTAGTGTCTGGTCCCCAGTCATCAATATCATCCGGAGGTGGAGGAATGTAAAACTCTACATGGTAGCCGACCTTGAAGAATTGAGGATCCATCCGGTTGAGCTCTTTTAGTGGATAGAATACAGCAGATCTCATTTCGGCCAATTCTTTCCTGATCCTGTTTAGCTTAGTTGGGAGTATCTCTTTTTTTGCCTCATGCTTTTGCAGCATCAACTCTGTGCGTTGAATAGCTTTTACCAAAGCATCCGTTGTTAATTGTCCGTAAGGGTTATACATATTGATCTGGATAAATTACTTTAGCTCCCCCTAGTGCTGAAACTTTTCGAAGTCCAAAAATAGTTTTTTTGCCATCAACCGGTCGAATATTTAGATTAAAACCATCGACTCGGTTATGAACTATCTCCCGGCTGAAGTTTGCCATAGCTTTCGGCTTATAGCCATGGTCCAGGCAGTAGCCACGATACTGAGAATAGAGGTCACTCACGGTGAGACTATACTTACTCTCGTCACCAGCTGGGGGTGCTTGGTAGTAAGAATTGATAAACTCGACCACTGGAGAGTTATCGCTCTTGAATGAGCGCATCACTTCAAAGTTTCGTTCCGTCTCGTTGAACCGACCATCGGCGCGCAACATCTTGAGTCCTTCGACTGCCCAGTTAAGAATCCCCGGCAACTCATCTGTGAGCTTCTGCTCCAGCTGGAGGTCCGGCTTCGCTTCGAAGGACCGATCGAACGGTACAATTGTGAACCGTCGATAGAGTCCTGGTGTTGTGTCATTAATTTTTGGTAGCTCGTTGACTGAGAAAATCAATTTCACTGTCGGGGTGAACTCTAGCGGCTCCGGCCGGTACTTCACTTCAGCTGAGATTCTTTCACCGGAGATCAATCCCTTAATCACGTTCGACTCAAAATAATTCCCGGAGATCTCATCAATGAAGTTTACTTTTTTACCGATGAGCCCGGTCAGCCCGAACTGCCTGGTGATGGTTGAGAGGTTGAGTGTTGATACAGAATCTCGGCCAACAATTTTCCCGAGCATCCGAGTGAACATAGATTTACCGTTAGCTCCCATTCCAAAGAAAATAAACGCCTTGGCAAAATTAGTATCAGTTGTCAGTGAGTAGCCGGCTATCTGCTGGAGCAATTTTGCTTGTTCAGGATCATCACTGGTGACTTCTTGGATAAATTGCAGCCAGCGTGGACACCTCGCCTCATGGTTAAACATCACAGGGATCTGCGAGGTTGAGAGATAATTTGGTGTATGAGCCGTCAGCTGGTATGTCGTGATATCGAGTAGCCCATTTTTAAAGTTGATGATGTTTGGGTTCGGGTTCTCATCCTCTTGCTTAAAGGTTCGGCCGTCGAGTGATTTGAAAGTAGCAATTTTATCGTTGGCTTTTGAGGTGGTTCGGTAGTTAGTGAGCCCATCCTTGAGCATCTCCCGAAAGAGCATCGATCGAACCTCTTCAGCCTGGAGTGATCGATACATCCCCTCTTGGTACTCATAAAAATCTCCCCGGTCCTTGTACTTGAGTGTCGGGTACCGGTCAGCAATCACGTACTCATACGTGGCATATTTTTCCTTCTGCTGGTTGTTGCTGCTGGCTCGCTCTTCTTTGGTCGACTTCGACAAAACTTTACTGGTGACTTCAGAGAGTTTTACTCGCTCGTCTTGAGTCACTACGGCTTGCATCACTTCATTGTTGTATCCAAAATCATAGTTATGATCGAATGCACTACGAACCGTCTTCCGGACCTCCCGGAGAGAGAGTCCTTGATAGTCAGTGAAATGTGAGCATGTTTGCTCGAGTCCCCAGCCGGCTTCTTTTGCAGCGTGAGCCGCAACCAGTAGAGCTTTGTTTCTCATTCCTTCCGGGACCGGGGCATTATTAAAAAGAGCTTTGTAAGAATCGCGCTCTAATTTTGGGTACTCCTTTTCAATACCCTGCTTCACTTCATCATTAATTGCGTTCTCACTAGCGGCCAGTGCCCAGCCTTGAGCTGCTGGTTGTTTTAGAAAAGCCTCACGCACTTCTTCAAACGTGTAAATACACTCATCTGGTGAGGCGTGAGTAATTTTTACTGTAAAAGGGTCAGCCGGGTCCTTCTGGTGAAGGCTTCCGGGGATACGCAATACTCGAGCCGCGTCTTTTGCTCCCGGGTCCCCATCGAACCGAGCCAAAATAGCTTCCTCAACTTGACGGTACTGTAGCTTCAATTCCTCGCGCTGGTTTTCATTAAGCTCATTGAGCATTACTGGTGCCTCGAGTATCCAGTACACGTGGAATCCATTTTTAGTTTCAATAACGTAGGTAGGAATCGGCAACTCATCTTCCATCATTTCCATTAAAAGCTCCTGCTTGTACTGCTTCACTGCTTCGGGAGTCCGGTTGATCTTGTCCGGGTAATCAATGTCAGCAAAAAAAGCATTGATGTTTGTCAGCGTGTCATTAGTTCGACGGCCTCCAGTGAAACCGTTGACTGTAAAAAAAATTCCGTATCCCTGCTGTTGGCGATCCAACTGGAGTACCTCACTATGAATAATTGGTGAAGCATCGTTTGAGTCGTGGATGTAGCAGTAAAGTGTATTCTTAAAAAACGATAGGAATTTATTTTGTTTTGAATCTAATTTTAATTTTATGGTGGCAAGCATATTAGTTTTGGCAAGACTTAAATAATTTATTGACGGGGAAGGCCCCTACCATCGGTGAAGAGGATTCGAACCTCATCCGACCCCTGGGAGCGCTCTACCAACTGAGCTACAGAATCCCGCTTAACGCAGCCACTGGTGGGACTCGAACCCACGCCATCTCTCCCCCGTCAATAAACTATGATGAACTCATCTCAGCATTGTACACACGTGTCAGTCTTACGACAAATTTTATATGGTGGATAACTTTCCTACCCGGCTACGGACCCTGAAATACTTGTCGCTTTCAAGCTCTCCCTTTTTTAAAATTTCGTAGTGGACCTGGCAAACCATTACCCTGGCTCGGAGATCATTCTCTTCAATCGCTGGCTTTTGACACACCGTGCACTTTGACATTGCAATATTCTAGCACATAAAAAAAAGACGCAACCAGAGCTGGGGTAGTTGCGTCAGTTAGATATAGATCACCTCCTTTCAGCGTGGGTCACAATAAGGGCAACCCGAAACGAAGATCCTGTGGTGTGGACATCCGCCATCGATCATGTAATCCGGCGAGCCCGGTTGTGGTTTCGGTACCGGCGTAAAATCGAACGCATATTGCTCGGCCTGGCGAAACCTTTCATCGAGTGGCAGATTCGGTTGGTCATGGTCCATCATCTCCTCCTGTGCTGGTCTACATTTATTCTACCACTGTCACCTCAACTGTGCGCCGGCCCCAGTGGAAAGCCTCGGCCTTTGTTTCAATCCAGATATCGAAGTAATCACCACCAGCGTAACGAGGATTCATGCGGTCGTCGCACGAAAACTCATCTGTGCCAATAATAACCTTAGTCCCGAAAGCGTAGCGCGTCGGGCACGCGATCGATCCGGGTCCCGGCTTGGTCCCCATAGCATTGATGTTTGGGGTCGAGTCAGTCTCATCTATGCTCGAAGTGTAGGCAGACACTTCTGCAAAAAACGATAACTCATGTGGAATCTCAGTGGTCACTTTTACTGTCTCGAGTCCTGCATAATCCGGCTCTATAAATTCGGCCGGAGTCTCGGGCGGTAGCTCGGCTGGTCTTGGTTCTGTCTCTGTTACTGCTTCAGCTCGAGGCGCATGGTACGCCACACTCACACTTATATTGCTAACGACGACAACAACTACGGCAACAGAAAGTGATACGACTAGGGTTTTAAAATGGTGGTTCATCTTGAAATTTTAATGGTCCAATAAAGTATGCGCGGCCACTGCCTCGCATCGTTTTGTTTGGGATCTTGATCCCGCATCCGTAACAGGTCCAGCGGCTCGCGTGTTTAAATTCCTCGAGCAGCTGGCGGCATCGTGGGCATTGTTTAGATTGTAACAGCTGCCACTCATGCGGCAATCCAAAAGGCCCGATTAATTCCGGGCCTCCTGGATCTACTGGTGTTGATTCTTTAAATGCCATAACTTAAGGTACTAGCAGCCGGGCCAACGCCTCAATTACTGAGCCGGCCACAACGAGCGCTGCAATACAGAAAACTAATTGGTACATTTCTTTTTTGATTTGTCGCCACTGTCGATAGTTTAACGGCTTTGAACTATAGATTCTTTTACTCATAGGCTAGCACATACTTTTAAATTCTGTTCGAGGTTGTGACCGTACCGGCTCGCCTGGTATGCGCTGGCCTCGCATCCTCTTTTTGCGTTTGATTCTGGCGTACCGTTCGCGGCTGCTAGCAGCACGATCGATCCGGACACTATAGCCGCAGTAACGGCTGCAATTATAATTTTTCTCATAATTCTCGCACGATTATATTTTCTGCTTTTAAGTAGTCGTGTGCTTTCATTCTAGCATTGTTGTGGGTCCAGGCTCGCACTTTTACGCGCAAGCCGGGGCCGTCGTCGTACTCATACGGCGTGCACTCATACCAGCGCGGCCAGAATAATTTTAGTAGCTGGATCATATAGCTGTTACATTGTAGCCGATAGACTCGAGCTCATTTTTAAGATCCTGGTATTCTGCTGGCGTGGCACGCTTGCGGCGCTGTATACCGTCGTAGCACTCGCCATGCTGCCCTACGTGTTGATAGCAGCCGCGTACCCATTGCCGGCCGTCGTAGCGGCGGCTGGCACTCGATCCCATAAAGACTGCTAGTAACTCGCCTTTAAACCAAACAAAGCGGCACTGTAAATTTTCTGTATGTTCCGGCACGCCGGCTGCCTCGAGTAGTTGAACATCACCAGGATCTATATGCTTGGCCAGTCCCGCGAGCTCGGCCAGCTCGCCATAACTTATACACTCTTTTTCAAGTTCGCCGCGCAAGTATTCGAGTCGGTTTTTTATTTTTTGAGTAGTCATATTTATTTTGTTAATGCTAGTAACTCCTGGCGTTTTGCTTCTTTTTGTGCCTCGGCTCGGTTCTTTTTATACTCGTATGTCTTTTCATTCTCGGCCCGCCTTGCCTCCTGTTCGCGCTTTTTTGTACTGTACTTAGTGCGTGCCATTCCATCGATACAATTCTCGAGCCACTCGCGCGCAGCCTTTTTACTTTTTCGCTCGATCTCGCCGTCGTTTTTTAATTCCTGTATAAATTCCGGCGTAATATCCGCGAGCACGTCGCCTTTTTCTTCTTCAAATTCTATACCCCACTCTTTTTTTGCTTGCGGCAATAGGCCGGCAAAATTTCCGCGATAGTCACCATTAAGCCAGTCATTCCACAATTGCGTTTGAGCATCTGAAAGATCTTTTTCCATTGCATCCGCACACGCTTTTTGAGCATCACAATCTTCCGGCCAGTCACCGGCTCGCACTTCCTCAAAATTAGTGTCTTTGTACTCTGTTAGGGCTGCCTCATACGCTACTAGATCATCCGCGTATTGTTTCGCTTGCTTTTTAGTAAGTGACTTCTGAAAAAAAGCCTCGGCCTCACTATCGATCCAGTATTTTTTTGCACTGTCTTCTGCCTCCCACATCCATTCATAGTTGTATTCCTCGAGTTCGTTATAGTCCCGGCCGCCAATCGCTATTGCTAGTGTATCGATCGCGGTCCCGGTACTGTTACCGTTTAGATCGTAGCTGGTTTCTAAGTTTAATTTTTCCATAAAAATATTTTTTTTAATTTTTCAAGTACTCATGCGGCGGGGATTATACCCACGCCGGCACAATTTTAGTTTCTGCTAATGCTTCAAATGTGTGTAGTACGTTTTTAGATAGCGGCATTAATTGCCACGCGCTGCCGTATGCGTAGCCGCACACGTCGCACTTTTTACCTAGTAGGCCGCGGGGATCCTCGGCATGAGTGATCCAGCCGCGCGCCTTTTCTTTTACTGGCGCGAAATAATCGCCGCCGCTGGTGTTTTTAGTCGGTACATAAAACCGGGCCAGCTCGCCTATATCCTCGGCTGGTGTTGTTATAAATTGATCAAGTTTTAAGATCTTGCGCTCGAGCGGGTTAAAACCTACAGAACGGCCAGCCGGTACACTCGCGGCCCGCTCGATCGCCTCGGACTCGAGCTCTTTTTTCTTGCTGCCAATATCCGGCTTTAATTGCCACATATAAGATTTAATTTTTTGCCGGGCCTGTTGTGGCCAGCCGCTCGCACGTTGGTGTTCGCACTCGGGGTGCATATCGTTTAAGTGGTATTGATCCCAAAGATACAGGAACGCGAGCACGTCGGGCACTGTCCAGCCTTGCGCGTCGTTCGCTTTAAATTCCCCGGCGTTGATAGCCTCGCGTATTGTGTCGCTAATTTGCCCGCAGGATCCCCACGCATCACCGTTGGATCGTGGACCTACTACGCCGCTAATTGATAGCCGGCCAGTGCCTAGATGCTTTTTTACATACGGCGCGAATCCTTGCCGCTCTTTTTGCTCGGCCTCGCTTTCTTTATACTCGATCCGGCAAAATACTTGCCGGTATTGCCCGGCCTCGAGCATTGCGCCGGGGTTGATAGTCTTATAAATCATATCTTTATTTTGCTACATTAATGAGCTCATAAAGTTGTTGTATACGTTCCTCGGCCGCATCGATTGCGCGTTGGTATACATGTTCGTACCGGGGCCGCTTGATCTGTCGCTCTAATGCCTCGGCAATAGTTGCATCCTGGCGCTTGATTTCCGCACGTGCAGAATCAATAACAGCTGCCGCGCTAGTGTCGCTGCCTTGTAGCTCGACGTTAAAATCTGAGTATGGCCGCGCCTGGCCTATATGCTTGCTAGTGGTAACGCTATGCCCTCGATCGTTGCATACCCATTGCCCGGCCACTTTGAAAAGCAGCGGGTAATGTGGACCGTAACTATAGAGCGTCTCACCATCCCACATAACACTGGCCACTGTTTTGGTGCCGCGTTGCGGGGTTCCCTCGTAACCGTTCGCGCATCGTTCTATAAATGTTGATGTTTTCATATTGTATAAGTGGCATTTTACCGGTGGGCCACTGTCCCCGGGATCTTAGTATATTTTTAATTAAATCAATCCAGCCTGTACCGCGGCAAAATCCGCATTTCCCGCGCCAATAAAGGCGGCGAGCACTAGCAGCGACAATATAAACATTGTGCGCCGTGATAGCTCAAGCGGTGCGGCCGGTGTTCGTTTGATCCGGTCCGCTGCTGTTTTGTGATCGTTGTACATGGTTGTATTAATTTAAAGGATCGCGCCGGGTCTAAATGCCTGGCTTGATCTGTACCTATTGTATACGCATGTCATGTATATGTCAACATTATAAGAGCATAAAATGGGGACAGATATAGCCTTCAAAGTAGGCGTTTTTTAAATGTCACTATATAGAGTGGGGATAACTTTTATTAAATGTCATGTATATAGCATCTGGACCGGGATTAATACGCGCATATATATTGAGGTCCAGGAATGGCCGCGGGCCGTCGATCCTGGCGGCGTGGTGGTGTTGATCCTGTTGTTACTGTGGGCCGGTAGGCTGTTGGCTTGTGGCCTTGGTGGCTTGTAATAGATTGCTTGAGACGTGCAAAGGAATAAGAGACAAGTATTTATATAGGTATTATGCTGTTTTGTAATAGATTGCTTGAGAGACAAAAAAGAATAAGAGACAAGTATTTATATAGGTTTTTTAGTGTTTTGTATTAATTAAAGTATATATTTTCTATATAAAGTGGTCTATATAAAAAAGAGTACAAAAAGGTATATATTATACAATTATTTATATATACGTCAATAGGTTATATTTAGAGCCGTTTTTGTATGTTTATTATAAGAAAAGTTTTTTATTTTTAAAATGTGCTTTTATTCTTACAAATTGAGTATATATAGTATATAAAGCCTTGTTTATTATTCTTTTTTGAGTAAAAAGGAATCTATTACAAAACAGCATAATAACTATATAAACACTTGTTTGCTATTGATTGTTTAAAAACTTGTATTTTATTGATTAAATAGGAATCTTTTACAAGTTGCACGCAAGCGCGATAAAGGGCTGGAGTTGTCAAGGCCCCAGGAAACACTAAAAAAGCGCCTTGCTTACCTTTTCAACGCTTTGAACAGTTCCGAATGTATTACAAGGTGGCACTCTAGTACCTTTTAACTATTACAAGGTGCTTAGAATCGATTGTGTGGCCTCGATATCGAGGGCAATGGCTCATATTGTGCCGATTGTGAGCCAATAGAATGGGGACCGGCTCAGCTGGTCCAGGTGGTGCGCGTGTATTGTGGCCATGTCAAAAGGAATCACGCGCGTGAGTGTGTGCTTATAGCCTTGCGCGTGGGGTATAATACTGGTATGACTGGCATCAATTCTCAGAAGCAAATGATAGCCCCCCGGCAGACCCCCGGCACCCTTTTCTCGGATCGTGGCCGTCCCCCTTTGGGAGGCCATATTAAAAATGCTACCAAAAACCACCCGACAATTGCCCAATCTATTACAAGCTCAGCTGAAACAGCTAACGAGTTCAACGTAGAACAGGCACCGGCTGCTCAAATTCAGCCGGCACCCAAAAACCATTCCGACGTTTTGACAGTTGAAACAGTCCAGCCGGGCCAGTATCACCCCGGCTACTGTGAGCAAATGATTGAGTACTTCGATCGACCGAAGATGAAGGAGATCATCGACTCATATACCTGGAAGTCCGGAGCCGTTAGTGAAAAAAGTCGCTTTGTTCCAAACACCCCGCCTCACTTTTCAGAGTTTGCGCGGTCCATTGGTGTTACCACCCGGACCTTAAATAAATGGGCTCGAGAGAATCCGGAGTTCCGCAACGCGCATCAGATATGCCAGGAGATCTTGGAGGAATTTCTTATCGACAATGGTTTGGTTGGGGCTTACGGTGCAATTGCGATGAAGTTCGTCGCGGTCAACCGATCGAAGATGAAGGATAAGCAGGTCCACGAAAATCAGGCTATCGATTTGAATCAGGTGCTTGATGCTATTGCTGACGGTAAGGTTCGGCCTGGTGGACAGATGGAGCTTCCTGGCGAAGAGGAATATTAATAATATGGAATCACTAAAACGACAAAATCATGCAAACTTTTTTACTTCAGCTCCGGCTGTCAGTGGCTTCCCTGGTGTTGATTCTGCACAACCGGTACAGCACCAGCCGGCGCAAGATGACAGTGAAATTTCTCGAGAAGAATCCCGGGGAGCAGAACGAGTTACTGAAAGCGTACCTTCCGCAGCTATTGCTAGCGGGCCTAGTGCTACTACTCGTACTGCTGATGCCCCTGACCATGTTGTAGCGGGTGATTTCAGTACCTACGTTGTACCGATCGCTTCGACGGACTATGAGGGACTGGAAAAATTAGATGCGAGATTGGCTGATCGGATTTGGCGGCTGAATAATTTATATTGGGTAGTGGATGAGGATGGTAATTTGATGAAGTTTAAATTGCGACCGGCTCAGATTTATCTGATGGAGAACATGCACTACAAAAATATTGTGCTGAAAGCGCGTCAGTTGGGATTCACCACCTTCATTTGTATCTTCATGCTCGACTACGCGCTGTTCAACCGGAACAAATCTCTAGGTATCATCGCCCACACGAAGGATGATGCTTCGGTCATTTTCCGGAAAGTAAAAATTGCCTGGGAAAATTTCCCAAAGCACTTGAAGGATTGGTTCAAACTACAATCAGTCGGTGACTCGGCTGTCGAATACCAATTTACAAACGGTTCAGTAATGCGTGTCTCTACTTCCCTTCGATCAGGTACCTATCAGATGGTACTCATTACTGAGTTTGGAAAGATTTGCGCTCGGTTCCCGGAGAAGGCGACTGAGATCATCACTGGTACACTGCCGGCTGTCCCGAGTAGAGGTGTAGTCTTTATGGAGTCAACAGCTGAAGGTGAGGAAGGTCACTTCTACGATTACTGTCAGGATGCGATGGAGACGAAGAGATTGCAGCGGCCACTCACCACGAAGGATTACAAATTCTTCTTCTTCCCCTGGTACCAGAACCCGGTCAACCTCATCGAAGGTGATATTCAAATCACTCCGGAGATTAATGAGAAGCTCGACAAGGACCAACGATTAGTAAAGGTTGTTTTCACCCAGGAACAGCGCAACTGGTACTACCTCACCAGCAAGGATCTCAAATTCAAAATGCCTCAAGAGCACCCTTCCACTCCGGAAGAGGCGTTTCTTACATCCGGTAACAAACTATTCAACGGTGAAGTCATCGATGCTCAGCGTGAGAAGTACATAGCTGACCCGATAATGATCGATGGCGACTTCCATATATATAAGCGGTACGTTCCGACTCATGTATATGGGCTCGGAGCTGACGTATCGGTTGGAGTTAAGCGAGACTCATCCACGATCGTCGTTATCGACTTCACTACCGGAGAGGTGGTAATGACATACCGCAGCAATACGATTGACCCGGTACTCTTCGCTCACGACATTAAGAAAGCGGCGCTGATGTACGGCGGATGTATAGCTGCTCCGGAAGCCAACAGCGTCGGTATGACCACATGTGTAACGCTTAATGCTATCTATCCATACATTTATACTCAGGTGCGCGAAGGGCTTCTGGAGGAAGTGGCTTCAAACAAACTTGGCTGGCTGACCACCTCGGCAACGAAACCTCGGATGATGTACGAAATGTCTGAAGCCGTCGAGAATGATGAATTGAAACTGGTAGACGAAGGAATTTTATTAGAAGCCAAAAAGTTCAACAAAGAAGATACGTTGTCGGTCCGGACAGATGAAAATACTACCCGGCACTTCGACCTTCTTACCGCAGCTGGAATAGCTTGGGCCATGAGGACCTACAGCACGAAAGGAAAAGCTGATCCGGAAGATGTTTCCAGGGTTGAAGAGAGGCGCGAGCGAGTGAGGACAGGGGGCCGTAAAGCATATCGATAATTATTATGTCAACATCAACAGTAAAACAACAATACGAATGGACAGCCGATTCAAAAACCGGCAAGGGTCCACAATCTGTAGCCGGCATGGTGGGGAATTTCAAAGAAAACTTTCTTAAAAAAGAGATTGAGATTGTTCCTGGCTTGATGCACAACCAGTACGAAGTAGTGAAGCGAACTTATTTCTACCAGCACAACCAGTTTGAGTCTGGACCAACCGATGAGAATGGCGACCCTAAATATTTCTACGACCTGGTGACTGATCGAAATGATGACGCGAGCAAAAACATCGACCTCGATACCAAAGACGTTTACATCAAGGGTGAATCTGAAGGGGCATATCTGAAGAGCTGGATGCTTCGTCGAGAGTTCATGGGGTATGC